CTACATCAATAGCATGTGCAGGAGGGTGATGGCAACTTGTTGTTTGTCCGCTACCTAACCAAATAGTAGCATTGTACCATTTGGCTGCACAGAAGCTAGCACTCTTGGTGTCCAGGACTTGTTGTTTAAACTCTAGATCGTTCATTGATATATTGGGCAAACTGTTGTGGGAACTCTTTACGAACTTGCAGACGAAGTTCTGCCAAGCGTTGTTGGTTGTATTTACATACATCTTGTGCGGCTGTTATAAAACTTGGTAAATCTTGTTGGCAAAGATCATTGACCACAGTCACTATGCGGGCCAGGCGTTCTTGATTATTGTCAATTTGATCAAACGATTCATCTATCACGTGACCAAAAGTTTGAAATCCTAACTTGTGTATATCACGATAGTAGCCTCGGTTGGCTACAGCTATCCATGGGTGTCCGATTGCTACGGGCTTCCATATCTTTTCTGTTCTAAAACTGTACGGGTAATCAAATACCGTTTCAGTTACTAGGCTAAAGTAAGTGTCAAGATATGGTCTAGGGTTAAGATATATTTCGCCCCAATCGTTGTTGAACAGTGCGTACTTGACAAATCCAGACTGATTTAATTCTGTATTGTGTTGATAAAAATCAAATTCATATTCGGGATCTAATAACTTTATTGGGTTGCCGTGAGTATTGTCAAGGTTAGACCATATGGCCGAATCCAATAACGGCGCTAGATCTTTTAATAACTGTCTACGATGTTGTCTAGCTCGCCCGTTTAAGAATAAGAACTTGTAAGGGCGAACTGTACTATATTGAGTTTGGTACGTTTGAATAGCTTGTAAATTTTCGTCATAGTCCAGGATCTTGGGCAAAAAATTTTCGTGGTATAGTGCCGGAATATCCTCTTGCATGTCGCCGCCTACTACTAAAAGTATTTTGCCCTGACGTACAAGATCTACAATACCTAGCCCTTCAATTTGCCTGAACATAGTTTCAGATCCTTCTGCTGGGTTGCCCAATATAGGAAGTATTGTACCAGCAGTTGCTAACTCTTTTATTCGTTCGATATTAACCGTAAACTGTTGTCTACTAATAAGATATACTGCACCTGGCACAGGATCTTCTTGGGCAAGATCATAAAACTCTGCGTCTTGAAATTCTTTAGTAAACTCGCGCACTTCGCAAAATGCATCTACTAGAAGCTTACGATTGCCGAGCATGGTACTCACACTCCTTCCACCAGGTGGTCATTTCTGGAAAAGTTTGTAGGAAGTCTGTGCCACGCCGGCGGTCATGCTCACTGAAGAATCTATAGAAGTCTGCTTTGTTCCTATCGACATATTCTTTAGGCAGTTGTTGTCCATCCCGCATCCACGCAATGTCTCTATCTAGTCTAGCAATTTCATAATCTTTAAATCCTTGAAATCTAGTGCCTTCAGTTTCAATTTGACGTATCATCCAGGCCCACAGGTGTTCCAGTTGTTCCACATACGACTCTGGCAGAATCTGTAGGCTTTGCCAGGTGGGTTGACGTAACACAGGTGTGTCAAACCATACACGCTGATAGGTCTTTGAGTATATTTTACGCAGTCCCAGTATACCGGCAAACAGGTTAGGTAAGCCGGTTACACTAAGATTGTTCATGGTCACAATGAATGTTACACTGTTACGGCCAGGTATTTCTGTTAAAAATTGATTCACACGATCCCACAGTAGGTCAAAATCTAAACCGTGTCTAATATATTCTGCTTGTGGCCCGAAGCTGTCTAAACTAATAAACTGCATAAAGTGTTCAATTTTTTCGCCTTCGCATAACTCTTTAACATAGCCTTTGTACTTCTGCCACGACTTTTCATCCACGCTAAAGTTACTAGTTACGTTCAAGTGTAGATCGGGTTTGGGGTTGGCCAACACATAGTCAAACACACGATAGGTATTTTTATCTAATAACGGTTCACCACCGGTCATGCGAAAGTGTTCTAGTTCTGGATACAGTGTAGGCCACCAATCCCAAAAGGCCTCTACATAGGGATTGTGTTCTCTTACTGGTATAGGACGATTGCGGCCAACAAAATGACTAGGATCGTTGTGTCTAGTGCTAGTAGGGTAAGCGCCATGCTGATCCATTTCTTGTTGCCAAGTTGAACTAAATTGAGGGCTACAGTAGCTACATGCCAAATTACAAGCATGATTAAAATTAACTTCAACATAACTAGGTATAATATCATCGTCCCACTCCGAACTTACAATTTTTCCAAAATCTTTGGCCGCCCATGATTCGCCACTGCGGTAGTGCCGATCAGACAACTTGCCGTTGTCTTCCATGGCCCAACAGTAGCCGCATTCGCTGGGTCGCTCTCCGTTCAGCATCAACTTGCGTTGTTCTTTTTTGTGTGCTGTGTTGTGCAAGCCACTAGGACTACGCTGTATATCTTTTATTTGTATTTCGTGCAAGGGTGGGTGATAACAACTGTTGTTGAGTCCTGTGGCCAAGTGCAGGCTGACCTGTTTCCATTTGGCCAAACACATGCTGGGACTTATTTTGTCCAGTCGCTGTTTCATTGTTTCGGCATCGTTTAGGAACTTGCTCTTGAAACCTTCTACGATTTTATCCCCTGCTACATTTGACAAATCATGTTCTACATATTCTTTAACTGCTTGATCATATTCAACCGACACAATGCTGGCCAGTTCTGTGCGCATGATTCTAGCAAACTCAGTGTCATCTGTGTCAATGTCAATTACTGCGGTTGCGCCTGTGGTATTCATTGGGTACTCTTTGTAGTATCTGCGATGGTGTGCCACATGTGCTTGTGCATGTTCCAACTTGTCCGGCATGTCTTTGTCTCGGTGCTGATCCTCTAGGAACCATTCTCTTTTTAACGACAAGTCTAGATTGGCTTGTAATACAATAATTTCTGTTTGGTTAGGAAACAGCTGGCGCAACAATGGTACATCAACACAATGAGTTAGTATAAGTTCTTGATCCGGCAGTTTAGAATCTGCAGACAGATAACGATATTCAAATGCCTGTGTTTTGAGCAGATGGTCATAAGTGGTCTGCGTTTCGAAGTCTCGGCGACCCATAAGATATTGATAATACCGATTGCCACCGGCACCGGGATAGAAGGCTATAATCATAATAAATTATACACTAAAACTAGTTATAAATCAAGAAAATTTTAAATCAGCTTGAAGTATTAATTTGGACGGGACCGTGATAGCCAAATTTCGATCAATCGAATTCCATTTGCTATACTCTAATTGTGCTATGTTGTTTAGAGTATCTGGATTGTATTGAACAGCAAAGGTGGGCTGTTTAACCCCAATCCAATTGTTGTAGTATTCCAGGCACTGATCAATGTTGCGAATAAGTTTGGCTTTTTCGGTCAGTGTGTGTAATTTGATTGGGATACCACTTACTAACACTCCTTGATCCTGTAAATCTTGCAATTCAATTCGCGACCGAGAATAAGTTTCGATATGTTGAGCAATAAAGTCATTTTCTTCAGCTGATAATACATTGTCAAACGGAACAAGACTCAATAGATAGTGCATGCGGTTCCAGTCGTTCCAACTGATATCAAATCGATCTTGCCAGGTAAGTGGGCGAGTTGTTGAATTGAAAATATTAAGATTAAGAATAAAATCTTCAATATTGGGCAGGTCTCTATCATATTCAAAATAACTGTTGACTTGAAAATGATTATCAATCCAGGTTAGATATTCTTGATATTGATTAAGATATTTTTCTATGTTTTCGGCCTGCACAGTGATGCCGTGTTCTTGCATGTGTTTAAATGTGTTGAATTTTTCTTCACTAGAGTATACATTTAATTTTTTAGATTCTACGCTGATACACCAGCTCATCACATGCTCAAACAGATTTTTTCTTTTGGCTGCAATTATGTAAAAATTTTCATTGAGATACTTGTAAAAATCAAGTTGATGTGCCAAGCTGTCTTTTCTATTTTTGATATGGTAGTGTGCTAGTCTGGAGGTAACATCGTGCCCACAAGTTTTTAAAAGATTAACCACAGTTTCTAAACTTTGATGATACCCCCAATGACCTTCTTTTTTACCCAACACTGTTCTATTAAAAGTTTCATTGTGGTATGATGCTATTCCGTTGGTCAGTTCATGTAGATTAACAGTTAATGGATTGTGGTTTTCGTTTATGTTAGCATAAACAGTAACCAATCTTTGCAATAATGTTGACCCAACTCGGTCTGGGGTAAGTATCAGAATGTTCATTGTCAATATTTATGTGCCAGATTAGTGCTCTTAAACAAACTATCGGAATACCCTACTACTCTAATATGACCTGTAAAGCTCTAGGTCTGGACAGTGCCGAGCATTGCTTTGATAAGACGCACTACAAATCCTATCCAGATGTCAGTTACTCGTTTAACGAATTAGGATTTAGATTTGACTTGTCTACTTTGACTAAAAGACCCATTCTAGCAGTTGGTGACAGTTTTACTCTAGGGCTTGGTGTAAATGTTGAACAAACTTGGCCCAGTGTGTTAGGTCGTCAACTCGATTTACCTGTTTTAAATTTTAGTCTAAACGGTGCCAGCAACGACTGGATTGCAAGAAAAACTCAGGCCTTACTGGAATTTTTTGATCCATTGGCGGTAGTAGTTCACTACACATTTAGCCATCGTAGAGAACGCCCTGAGGTCAACTGGTATGATGACGAGCGAACCGAATGTGAACCATTATACAATGCAGATGATAATTTTAAAAATTGGCAAAAAAACTTCCGCACTATTTCAGCATTGAATGTTCCAGTAATCCACAGTTTTATTCCAAATTGGCATGAACTGCCAGTGGACTACGTGGCATTATCAGAACACGTTGTTACACCGGTGGATGTGGTTGATCTGGCTCGAGACGGATTTCATTACGGAGTCGAAACCAATCAACGGTTAGCACAACAAATATCTACCAGCCTTCTTGCTGTCTTATAACATCAATTTCTTTGATCATAACACCTTGATTGTGCCAATTGCTTCTGTAGTGTTGTTTAAAAAATTTACTCTCTGGGCCTAACATTGTAACCATTGGCAAATCTAATTGTGTAGCTAAGTCTTCGGCAACGCGACCAGCTAGTATTTCTGGGTTAGAATCCTTTACTGTGTCCCATAATCTTTCTAATTCTGAAAAGTCTTGTACTGTACGATAGTCCCATTGAGGAGTAATCATAGTCATGTATGTTCCCATGCGACTTCCGGCTATAGCCCAGATACCATTATCTACATCTCGACCCACGTTGTGCCAAACAGTTAAATGATCTAAATTACGTTGGTGTACACGTTGTTTAAATTCTTGTAAGGTTGGCCGGGCTCCTTTATTCAAACACATCTTAACACCTTCGCGGAATCCGGCACGCCATGCCTGGAACGCTGATCCATTGGGGTACGTGGTACTGTAGCAGTCGTGCATAGCATGATAGTTGGGATAAAAGCAAAACTCTACATCGTTTTCTACTGTGCCATCACTTGCTTCGTGTGTACGCATTGCATATATGAATTCCTTGGACCATACACTTAGTCCTCCATTGCCGTACATCAATCCATTGATATGGTTTCTGGCACGCCAACGATAAACACAAACAGCATCGGCATCATTTATATCAAGTGTTAAGTTAAAAAACTTAGCGTCGGGAATGTTATCGCCATCAATTAGTACAAACCGATCTGTAGTACTAGCATCGGCAGCTGCCTTGTGGGCGGCATCACTACCTTTAACTCCGTCGACGCGAATGGCCCACGGCACCATGTTTTTAATCTTGACCCAGTTTTCTTCCTTATTGGGTTCGTCGTAAGTCAAAAATACACAGTCTAAATCTGCTATATCAATCGAGTTCATTGTTTACTATATTCCATTTTGTATGTGGTTGATTTAAACCGACCACCACGCACACATCGCAAGGGTCGCATGCAGTGCCAGTTGAGTCTGTAGGTTGTAATTTTTTAACAGTAATCACTGGATTAATCCGAATGAGTTTGTTGTCGATTACTCTAACATTAAACGAAGCCAACACATAGGTCTCTTGATCAACTTCTATGTAATTACCTGGCAAGTCTTCCATGCTGTAGATAATCGGAGTACTGTCGTCGTTATAATACAATCTATAAAATAATTGTTTGGGCTCTGGTATGTCTTGTAGTATTTTCCAAAAGTCTTCTTCAGTCATTTGACCACTCCTTGACATGATAATGGACTAATCCCCACTGTGCTACAGTATTAATTCTAAATGGATTGTTTTCCCATGTTAGTTCTTTTGTCCAGTTGTCGGATTGTATAGGATTAATATGGCGTTTCATATGTACTATAGTTGGGCCTAGTCCAGGCGGTAATGTAACATTCTCTGGGCCCATAATAACAGCGGCAATGGCATAGACCACGTCAGTTGTTGGCACGTCATCAGGAAACTTTAACAACGTTTTATATTCATTCCACTGCTCAAATATGTTTTTAACTAAATCAAAAAACTCTTGGGCAACCATACTTAGACGCCAATAAGTAACGGCATTGTACACATCTGGCAAGTTGTTCTGATCAAATGTTTTTCTATAGTATCTTGACTCAGCAGGTTCATCATAAAATGTTCTGGCACCTTGACTGACAACAACGTCACGTCGTTCAAATAAAGTCCACCAATGATCTATTGGGCTGGCGCACAACATGTCGGCTTCTAGCTTAATAGTTTGCCTGTACGGACTAGCGGCAAAACATTGCCAGTCGTTGGCAAATCCGCCTTGATCACCGAATGGTAAAGGAATTACGTGGTCAAACACCGGATCGTCACACCGCTTAACTGTAATTACTGCAATGTTGGCGCCGGGATGCCATTGGCGAATAGACTTGGCCAGGCGTATTGCACATGACAAGTAGTCCACTGATTCTGTATCAACGGCCGGTATAAGATAACCGCGTTCAGCAAGGATTGGCAACAATCTCTCCTAGTGCTTGTTTTCCCATGGCATGAAAATCTTGTCTTAATTCAACCCAACGAGATTTGTTTTCTGTGTTTACAAAATCTACTCTGTAACGATCTTGATCTAATTGAGTTAATCGATGTTCCGGAGTTAAACTTGCCAAGGCCCAAGGAATTCCTGGGTGTTTTAAGGTGTGTCCGTTGACCATGCCCAAGGCAATACTGAGAGCATGATCATTGCGGTAGGTTCTGTTTGTGTTTTTATACAACGCTCTATAGTGATCCCAATGGTCGCGTATCATTTGCATTGAGTCAAAAATTAATTCTGCTTGCTGACTCTTGCGGAACATCATCACAGTTGCCCACCACATAGGCATATGGTTGTGTCCAAAGTAATTCACCCCTTCAAAATTATCACAGCCCGTGACATCATAAGCCCAGCGGTGTGCTAAAAAATCTTGATCTACTTCCAACAAAGACTTTAATTGATCACTGGCCACAACATAATCAGCATCCAACACCAAGGTGCGATCCCATGGCGTTAATCGATAAGCATCCATGCGATTAAGATTATGCCAAGACACTATGCCAACATCTGTAAAGTTCCTAAAGTTAGTAGCAGGAGTATTATCATCTGTTACAATGTGTGTGGGTATTCCAAGATGGCGCTCAATATTACGAGCTGACCACCGAGCCATGGCCTCATAGTCAATCTGTTCGTTGTTACGAGCAAATATTAATGCGCCGGTCTTCATCTATTTTTGTTTAGTTCTTCGTATTCTAAAAGCCAGGCCGTCATTTGCTCTTGCCAGCGGTCGCGCACCTGATCTCGAAATTCACGTGTTTCTACCTTTACCGGAGTGTCGTATAAATCAAGTACAACAGAATCAGGACCGGTGCAAGCAGCTAGTGTAGCCAACAACTCTGGTCCAGCTAGCCACATTCCGCCAGCATAAGCAAATGTCAATTTGGCTTGATATTTTTCTTTAAGGGTACGTCGTGCGGCCGCATGTTCAAAACGGCTACGACCATGGGCTATAAGGTTGTCAGTATTCATGTGTGTATTATACTATAAAAGGCGGATAAGGTAAAGCCCCTTGCGGGGCTTTTGGTAATACTAATATTGTTATTACGCTACACTAGCCGCAATAGTCGGAGTGCCCCAGGTATTGGTAAGGAAACTTGTACTTGGTGGAACATAGGTACACAAGGTGGTAGGTGCTGTGCCTGTAATTGTGGTGCTTGGGCTAGTAGTTGCGGTACCACCCGAAATATTGGTTGTTTGTCCTGGGCCAGTAACAGCTGGTTGTGACCAGACAGTAGTCAAGGTCATTGTAGTAGCCGACGAGGCTGCCTGGACACGTATAAATTGCCCTGTGTACGCACCGCCGCTGTTGTTTAATTGGAATATAGTTTGCGCTGAGCCACTTAATGCATACCAACCTGTGCCGGTAGATAAAGTTGTTTGTGTACCACCGCTACCACCCAAACGTGTGGTACCTGTGTAGGCCTGCCCGGCAATGGTTTGTGCACCACCGGTAATGTTGATTGATCCTACCCATCCAGCAAGTGTGTTCCAGTCTCCGTCAATGTCTGTAGAATTAACAGATTTGCCAAATTGTAGTTTTACAATGCCGCCAGCATTAAAGAAGTAACGTGCTTGATCGGCACTTGGAAATGTTATAGTGTGCGTAAACGTGATAGTCCAAGCACCTTGTGAGCCATTGCTGGTTGCTGACGTCTTACTTGTTGTGCCGGTGAATATACCGTATGCTGTTCCACTGGCTGAGGCATTGCCGCGGTTAGTGTAGCAGTTTGATAAATCAGTGTTGACGTTGGCCAACACACTAATCACATTACCGGCCACTGGAGCAGTTCTTGAAGTAATTGTTGTACCAGTTTGACTGCCCATGGACGACAAAGTATTAACTAAGCTGGCCCATTGTGCTGCTGTAACTGTACCGCCAGCACTTACTGTACTCAGTGCAGTTTGTCCCCAACCGGCACTGGCAACGCCTGTACTCCAGGTTATATTAACGTTGGCTGCTGTGGTAGTACTAACAAACCCATTATAGTCCACTGCTTGGATTAACCCGCCTACTGAATAAGTCATTCTATATGATCCTTAATATTATTTAATTGTTACTATTGCTTCCACGGTACCTGCGCCTGTGTCTAATTTATCTCTTAGAGCTCGACCAATAACGTTGAACGCTGTAGCTTCGCCTGCTTTTGCAGCTCTTGCTTGACCGTTACCAGCACTCACAAGCCTATCGCCTTTAAGTACTTGACCAACCACATTAACAGGAACTCGTCCAGTCATTGCAACTGGGGGATGTGTAGCGTCTGAGCCTGCATTGCTGTTCATCAAGTATGCTGCTCTTGTACTTATTACGCCGAACACATTTTCGCTTAAATCTGTATTAACTTGAGTAATTTCGTTGACACCGCCAAGCTCAACCACAGTGCCTGGTGCCAATTCTACGTCAGCTTCAAAACGTTCTGCAACGTCGGCGTAATTGGCATTGATTTGATTGCCACTAATGGCACCATTGGCGCCAAACATGGTCAGGGTTGGGGTGGTGTTTCCTCCTACGTTGACACCAAAATAAAGATTGCCGCCCGAAGTTTGATTTCTTATGGTAACATCATTAACAGCCACTGACACTCTAAAATTGCTGCTGGCGCCGACTGATAATCCTGTGTTATTGGTCACTGACAAAGTACCAGTGGTGCTGGTATTGGCATCTGTGCGCATAAACGAGCTAGCACTTATACCGCCGAGTGCTTGTGAGTCAGTGGAGGTACCTTGGAACAACGGAACTTGACTGCCAATTATTGTGGCCAATGTAATGCCGGGACGTACTGTAGTAAATCCAGGAATTGCCACTTGAGGAGTAAAGGTAGCATCTTTGCTAACAATAGCTACAATGTCGTCGTTTACATACAACTCAATAACTGTATGAGTGACACTGGTGTTGTCTGTGATTGTGGCTGCAATGGCACCTGTTGTACCTTGCCCTGCTGTGAACTGTGGGCCAACCAACAACCATGCTGTGCCAGTCCATACGTTTAATTGTTGATTTACGGTGTCATACCATAAGTCGCAAGTTACATTACTACTCGGTGCAGTCGAACTTGAAGTGGCGCTACTAATTGTTTTCCATGTGGTTCCAGTGTAAACTTTCATCAAGCTGTTGCCAGAATCCCACCAAAGTTGACCAGTAAGCGGAGCTCCTGGAGCTGTAGTGTTTGATGCATTTTCCAACAGGTGGATAAAGTTAGTATCTAAGAATTGACCATAGCCAGCATAGTTTTTGCCCACTAGGGTCATTGAGCTAGAAGTATTAATTGTACCGTCTGCTATGGTAGCAAACAACGCACCATCTGTTAAGTTAATTGTATATGACATTTATTGCTCCGTATTCATGTATTTACCGCAAAGTAATATACTCATATTTATGCCGCACTCAAGTTAGTTAAAGTTTGAATGCGCAAAGTATAATCTATTTGAATTTGACGATTTAGACTCTTTTGCACAGGGTGGAAAATTACGTGGGTGATTAACAATAAATCACTGGCGCTTCCGTTCCAACACTGTAATCCTAGCTCGTCAAATACATATTCACCATTAAAATTGGTGCTGTTATCAAATGCTTGTTGCCCAGCGGGCTCACCATAGTCCAGCAAACAGGTAGTTATAATATCAGTGTATACATTGCCCGATGTATGCACCACTGTCATGTAGTTGTTGGCAGGATCCGTGTTGGCCGCGGAATTATCGTCAACTACTTTGCTGTAGGTTTCGTTGTACAAGCTGGCATTTTGCCCGGTGGTATTTGGGGGCAAATAGGTAATAACACCAGTGGGATCCACAGCACTACCGCCATTGCCAAAGGCCATTTTGTAAATGTATCCGGTGTTTCTATCGGCTAAAGTGTTGGCCATACAGATACTGATATTTTCGTAATGAATTGCATTCTTTTTATCCAGCAAGACTGCGCCTGTGGCTGGATCTGTAATTTTAACAAACCCTTCAATTTTACATAGGCCTGGCTGAATCATGCTCGTTTCTCCAAAAATACTTGTTTGGTTTTTGGATCAAAAATCTTTATAAATCCCTCGACACTAATAGACCCGGTTTCGTTAGGGCGTTTTGGTGCAGGAGTTGGTTGTTTAGTATTATTGCTCATTGTGATTTATTTACCTGTATTATTCGCCCCGTAAAAACCTTGCGGCCACTGTTTCGGTAATCTGCAAAGGATCACCGTTGCTAGCGGTACCAACCCCTGGTTGATACCAGGATTCGGCCCGGCGAACCAATACTGTGACTTCTACACCAGCGGGCGGAGCTACATCAAGCAATACGCTTACTGGGCTACCAGAGATTACGGTAAATCCAGATTCCAATTGTATTCCAGCAACGTATACTTCTACCTGTTGTGTTGGATCGCCTAATCCAAAGTCATATGATCCTGATTCGCCTGTTACAGTGCCTATGTCAAAAGGTAACAATTCAAAACCTTCTGCAGAATCATAGTTTAAAGTAATGTTTGGTGCTTGGAATTGTACCTCAGTACCGTTGGCAAGAGTGCTGGTGCTGACAATATAGTTTTGATATTCTTCCGGCAACAAATTGCCGCGACCCATGTTATAAACTGTAGCCCCAAGTGCGTGTGCAGTAATAGCTGTGCCAGCAGTGCCTCGCATTAATCCACTAATGGTATTATTTTCTGTGTCTCTATAACGATACATAATGCGTTCAGCATCAATGGTTACAACCCCCCATATGTTTGCTTCAAAATTAGGTTCTATCAATGCGCCAGCATTGGCCACATAGATTACATCATCATTGATAGTCACAGCAGAGGTAGTAGCAGTAGTAGTGGCCGGGGTGATGCGATAAGTGGCTTGTACTCCACGCATGTCTTGGAATATACGGAAGGCCATACTTTCTGGCACTACAAAATTTGTAAACTGTGTAATCATCACTACGTCGGACGCTCCCAAAATACCAGACGTCAACAACACCTCAGAGCCGCTGACTGTGAATCCAACATTGTTGAATAATCTACGACCATTTAACGATACCCATAAACGATCTGGGTTAGTTATTATTGTTCCCATATCAAGATTATTTGTTGTAATTGCAACACCAGCACTGTAGTCATAACTGCCTGGAGCATCAGCAATGTCACCCACATCAAAATCAGTACTATCATATGGTTCTACGTCAATGCCCCCTTCGGTAATAGGACCCACAAAACACTGACTTAGTATTTTTTGTTGGCGTGTGTCGTTCCATGTAGTAACAGCTACAATGTCTCCGTCGACAGGAACAAGACCACCGGTTGGATTAAATATCAACTGATTACTACTAACATAACATTGTGTGTTGGTTGTTACATAAATTAATATTTCAGCACCGATAGGTGGTTCTGAAATAAAGATTACTTCTCTTATGGTGCCATCGTTAGGTTCTAATACATAATCTACCCATAGCTGTTGAGGAATGTCGTCTATGTACACATTTACTTCATTGTCTACAATAATAGATTGGTTAAATCCTAATCTTTCAGGCAAGGTGTAGGCCGTGCTACCATCGCCTATGTGGCGGATTCCAGCCGCAGTTCTGGCACGATTGCCATTGACTGTGACTATCAAACTATCAGGATTCACATATTCTAAACTGTTATCAAGCGTAAAATTCAGAGTGGTTCCGTCGGCAGTAATTATTTGTGTATCTGGCAAACTCCAACTATAATCAACTGTGGTGTCATTTACTACTGTAGGTGCAATCACATACAAGGTGATGCTATCTGTAATTGTATAGGTTGTGCCAAATGTAACAGTTGTGTTTTGATCTCCGTCGGCAGCGTAGGTATAATCTGTGGTTATAACGCCATTTACAAAAATTACAAATTCCTGTATCTGTTCAGCGCCAGTAGCAGTGTAATAAGACACCGGAACGGTAATGGTATTGCCAACATCGTCACCGTTGTAGATAGCCTTGTAAAGTTGATTTCCGCCGCCAATTTCGTAGGCTGTAATTACAATAACGTTACCATTTATTGTATTACCTCCGGGTATTATGGTTACTGTTTGATTTACATAATCAACTGTATAGTCTGTTCCTTCGTGTAGATCTATACTTTGACTTTGATTTGATACCAGCACCAAGGCGGTGTATGGCAGTAAACCAGCAAAACTCAAAATCAAATTAGATGGACTTATTGTATATTTGATATTAGCCGTAGGGAATCCGTGCCCACGTTGAGACCAATCTGCGCCAGGACGTGTGTACACACGCAGATCAAGAGTATCAAACTCGCTGCCCGGAACTAGTTCCTCTGGTGCATGACTACTGAACGGGCCAACATAAACGCCACCATTTACATTGATGTCTGTGGCTCGTGTGCCAAGATATGGGTCTAGGTATGAGCTGGAATATTGAGCATCTAAAATAGCTGGATCATAGGTTGGGCGGCCGTTCGCATCAATTGTAATATTATCAAACGGATTGATATCGTAGTTGCCTACATCAAACCCAGTATTTTGATTGAAGTCAGGGGCATCAACTTGTACACCAGGATAATCAATTCCGTCTATTAGCAATGGTAAACTGAGACCGGGCATGTTTACCGTGGGCACATAGAATCCCATAGTACGATCCACACCGCTCAGTGAGTCTGCGTCGACTAGAGTCCAGTCTTCAACCACAAAGGTATCGGACGATTGCGTAGCATCAGCGGACCAAACAAGGTTGTTCCAACGTACCTGCTCACCTTCAGTATAGACCACATCTGCTTGCCATTCATAAATGGTAGTGGCATATTGATAACGGTCATATTTGATAGTGGTCTTGATACTTCTAACTAAATTGTTGCCCATTGTAGGGACTAATTTTATAGCAGATGTTGTAAAGTTAGGGTAGACTCCATTGACGGCTATCAGTGGAGTGGTCAAATAACCAGATCCAGTCACATTGACTGTGACCGTGGCTATGGTACCATTGGCTCTAAGAACGGCTGTGGCCTGTGCTCGTGGCCCAGTGTAGGTTAATGTTGCAGTGCCATCGACAGAACTTCCAGAAGTAAATGTTGGTGCAGAGGTTCCTGTGGTTCCAGCCACAGTCACAGTATACAGATTATTGCGGTGTGCTATCTGTTGTCCAACTGTGTATGTGGTGCTGGCTTGCCATTCGGCTCCAATAGTTACAACTGGAATATCATAATACGAGGTAGTAGTGTCAACTACATCAATGCTGTCTAGGCTTAAGGTATAATTGTTAAACCAATCGCTCCAAGGTCTCTCTAACCAAATTTGAGCATTGGCAGAGGTATCACTAATAAATGATTGATTCACGCTGTTGCTATAAGTGTATGGTGTCAATACTGGGCTTACAAATTGTGGAAGATCTAATGTGGTATTCCAGTAGGCAGGAACATCATAGTCAGTTAATGATCCGGGATATTGGTCAATCCCATCATAAATCAAATTAAATGCAAGATTCTGTACGTGATACGGTTTGACCTCGTTGAGATAATCTATCACAAACGTTTGATTATCGGGTTGATATAATTCGTATGGCAACAATCCACGGATTATATGATCTACGTCAATGAAGCTAGTCTTAACCAACCAGTTGGGGCTAGTAAATTCACTATATATAAATTTAAATGTTAATATCAACGCTTGATTACGTTCAATCAACAAGTCGTCTATAAACAATTCTTCGTTAATTGCTTTGATAATTTGACGGGTTTCAGCCACAGGCGCTTGATCAAAATAATTTGCGTCAAACACTTCAACATCAAATCCAAATCCGCCAGCGGTATAGTCCCACAACACTGAACTAAATTCAATGGTTCCGTCCTGAAGACCTACACGATCCCATCCAGTATTGGTACGCAGATAAATTTCAAATTTACCTCGGCCATTAGCAGTGACTTTAACACTACTACCAACAGGTGCTGCGCTCAAACTTAAAGTTTGTAATCCAGCGGTATTGGATACTGTGGCGACAGGTTGTATACTGCTGTTGTATCCTGGTAGATACCAGTCAATATAATTCCAATATAGGGATGTGTCATAGTTTTGTACTCGTACCAAATTTACCACACGTTCACCGGGTAAAGGTCCATTAGCGACTTCATATATGGTCCAACGGCCGTCTTGGTTAGTATCAGTTAATACCAGATATAGATATCCAATAGGCACTACATAAAGATCTTGGTAGGCCAAGATTTCAAGAGTAGCAACTTCAAAATCCCACGCACCAGAATTGGCCGCTGGGGTAGGTTCGCTACTGTTTAACAATCGGAAACTACGGGTTTCGCTTATAGGATATTGTGCCAATACTGTATTAGTATACCCTAGATAATTTTCTAAGGCCTTAAAGCGGTTAACAAACATACTTTGGCGTGGACGGAACTGTACACCAAATTGCATGCCTGGACTCAACAAAGGATCTGGTACTGAAGATCCTGAATCAGTTGCTCCGCAGAAACTGTCTATAAGTTTACGATATAAATTTGGGTTTAAAAATGAATCAGCCTTTCCGTCGGCAATAAAATTGTATTCTGTGTGTATATCGTTGTCTCCACCTTGAGCCTGGCGGTCATATTCCACGTGTAATATAGTGTCAAATGCTGATAATAACGTATCGGCATTATAGATAGCAACAGCATTGGCTGTTAGTGCTGCTATGTAAGGTAAGCCACTGCTGGCCGGACTTAGGATATAACTGGCAATGGCTGTAGCACTTAGAGTTTTTCCATATGCTGTTGCCACAGTATTAATTCCACGTACCCAGAAATAATAGGTTGTAACCAACAGACCTTGATTATCTATAGATGAGTAGACGGTATAACTGGTAGTACTAAGTGGTGTGCCTGTACCGGCGTAATTAGCAGGCGGCACTGAGCTGGCAGTCCATTGATAGATATCAATTGTGCTACCAGGAAATACTTGTCCCCATCTGCGACTGGCGTAGGTTATATTGTCTTGGTTGGCATCAATAAATCTAACTGAATTGGTGTCCCACCAAATTTCTCCTTCGTGGCCAGGCCCCCAACTAGTTCCTATGTTGTGTACAGTGCCGGTATTGTAACTGGCTGGATCAACAGCACCAATATAATCAATGTTTCTACGGGCCACACCCAGGATCTTGCCCTGCAAAGGATCAATGTAATCAAAGTAGGTCTGTGTGCTGTTCAACAGTTTATCATAGGAATATACAGAATTGATTAAATTTACATCAACCATTGGTTGTTGAGCGTAAAGTACTTTCCATACTGCGGCGTCGCCGGCATTATTTAATACTGATACACTGCCATAGTTTACACTGCTGTCACCAAGATCACTGCCTGGCGCTCCTACTAATAATCTACCATTTCTATAGTTAACTGCTGTACCAAATAGGTCTCCTGTAGACAACGAAGTCACATAAACTTGTTGTCCAAACACAAATTTTCCAGGATTAGCTAAACTGCTGTCAGCACTAGGCAAATAATCATATGTAAACACCACTCCGGAATTATTAATATATCCAAAGAATGTAGTACTACGATCATCAAAATAAGTTTCGCCGCCATCAAATACAGTTGGTTCATACACGCTACCATTGGGGGCTCCGACTACCAAGTTCACGGCACCGGTGTTTACATTTAATGAGGATCCAAATTGTGCAAAGTCTGTAGGGGCTGGACTTGTAATAGTTTGTGTGTAAGCATACGTCACAAAGCCAAGATCATAAAATGCTGAGCCAATGGTACTATCGTTAGAAGCCACGCCAGGTAATACTGTAAGTTTATTAAATTCTGTTGCGGCTGCAAGATTAATTACACTTAGCGTTATACGGCCGGCCACTACTAAGATTTCTGAACCTAGAGCCGGTGTTGATATAAATGCAATCTGACGTGTGGTATTGTTGTAGGTGTAATCTACCCCAGCAGTTTGTAGCACATCATCAAGGTAGACCACTGTAGTATATGCACTAGCAGACGAATAAATGTTGCCAACACTGAATATTTTTGTTTTTCCGTCACCGGCTAATACGACGTTACTTGCATTGGTAGCTATAACATTGGGTATGCCAGCAGAATTAATAGCTGTTACTAATCCGGCTACTGTATTGTTAGGACTATCCGGTACTGTTACTTCTATATTATTAATGCGAATAGTATCGCCGGCAGTCAGCGTAGGATTAGCTACAGTGCTAGTGGTTATACCATAGATCCTTGATTGATTAACCTCTCTTTGAACCATACCAGCTTGTGGCACTTGGGAGGCACTAGAATCTAATGGGGCGCCAACATATATGCTACAACTGTTGGAGCAGATATCTATGCTATAGCCAAACTGTGATTCGTCAACTACATTATTGGCCGTAAATTTTTGTACGAACTGGAATTGATTGGTTTCAATTTCCAATATGTCGCCTATTGTCAATGTTATCGAGCTAGACAATACAAGGTTACTTCCACTTACAGTAAATTGTCCATTAATATACTGGGCAGTATTGGTCAAGTATTGATTGTTTAACACTACTGCAATAGGATCGGTGTAATCTCCGGGAATAGCGTAGGTTAGTTGTGTAGGATCACTAATCGTGTATCTAACTACACTGCGATCAAATGCATACACCGCGCCTGCATTATTAATGGTATTGCCATTAGCATCCACCGCACTGTCGTAAGGTGCGCCTGCTAAAATTTCTGTGCCTACTGTATTAGTGGTGAGGCTGTGGCCAAGTTGCGCATTAGGATCAACAGTAATAGGATAATAATTGGAATCAAGCGCATTTACATATTGCCAATATGCACCAATAGTGGCCGAATCTACTGTAATGATAGCACCGGGCGCTGGCACAGTAACAAAGGTAAGTGTGCCACTGCTGAATGTGTAATCAATGTAAGGTCGTTGTAATTGGCCACCAACTCTCACTGTAAACGAATCATACGTGGTGGCAGTATATAGATAATTGACTAAAGAAAACACTGCGGTATTATCAACTCCACTACCAGACCATGTATATCCAGTAATTCCACCCGACGTTACCTCAGTTACTGTAATTGTAATATCATTAGCAACACTTCCGTTAGGATCAATTTGTGTGTAACTAATAGTTAGCTGATTGCCAACTGTATAATTAATGCCGGGTGCTGTTAATGAAACTGAGTAATCTCCACGTGTGTTGGCCACAGTAAATATAGCCCCAGATCCAACCCCGGTTGTGCTGTTTTGGACTACGCCAGTATACGTGGCAAAATCCAACTGCACAGATTGACGTCGGCGGATAATCACCTTGTTCTGATTGCCAGGCCTATTAAAAAATTGAACCAATACACCATTAATAGTATAATCTGTGCCGTACACCTGCAGATTGTTATTTACGGTTACTAATAACTGATCAGGATATGCTGGATTAACCATGATGTTATCATTATAAACAAATGTGGCGGTGGTTCCGTTAGCAGTATAAGATACTGATTGATTTGGAATATCAACTCGACCGTATGCATAAATTTGATTTGCGCCTGGCGCACTGATATACATCCAACGTTCGTTGTCACTCATTTGTACCGCGGTTCCAAACCCAGTGGCACTAAAGTTTTGATCTGGTGCTACTAGTAATTGTGTTTGTAAATAATCATTTGTGCCGGGTACCAAGTAAATTACAGCAGCGTATCCTGCTCCTGAGTTACTGGCACTAGCTCCAGCCACCGACCAAGTTCTATTACCAAAATCTACACTGCCTCCAAAGCCCTCTGTATCTGTGGCTGTAAGAAATAGTTCTGTATTTTCTACATAGTCGTTGACGTCGCCTAGTCGATAAGTGTAGACCGCACCCGATCCGCCTGAGGCAGCTGGTGCACCTACTAATAAAGCGTAATGATCAGCACTTTGAGATGCACTAGTACCAAATAATGAGTTAGCTTCCGGGACGGTTGCTGACAAGGTATCTATAGGCGCAAACGGATTAGTTTTTTGTAATACTTGCCAATGTCCGGATCCATCATTATCAACCCAAGCTGTAGCGCCAGGTATAAGTTGATTTACATAAGGCAATGTGCCAATGTCGCTGGATTGCGCCACACGCATGGTCTGCAAATAAAACACAATGCCGTTACCGGTGAGTGTGGTTTGATTGGAGTTTGTAAATGCATACTGAATGACCGCACTGTCTATTGATGGTCTGCTTAGTACTCGATAGACTCCATCTACTGCATCACTAAAATAACGAACAATTATTAAATCGCCTACTGCAAGATTAACTGTAGTACTGAACTGTGCGCGGCTGGTTCCATTAAGGTTGTCAATTAGTTGTGTTAGGCGCCCTGTAACTTGAGCACACTGGTAAATGTTCCAGTCATAGCTGTTGTCTTGTGCTACCCAGATTGTGGTTCCGTTGCCAACTGTGTTGAGATTAGCTGCAATACTGCTAGGGTCGTTTAGATTGAATACTGTAATATCTGCATCGTTGAGATTGACATAACCTGCTGATGGCAACGCTGTATCCGAATCAGTGGTATAGGTTGTAGGCAATATATCGGTGGTAGGTATTGCATAGCTTTCAGCCCAAAGATTGCTCAACAACACAGTTTGATCAGCTTGACTTTCGGTGCCAGGCTGGATAATTTGCACCGTGCTTGGATTACCAGTTAACACTGCTTCGTTGAGAGCAATTTCAAACCAACTGCGATTGGCTTGAGCGCCATATGTTCCAGCTAATATACCCCAGTTCTCATATATCTTATATTGTGCTGATAACTGGTTAAAGTTAACTTGAGTAAACAAATCAGTAGCACGAGTAGTTCCTTTAGTCTTAATAAACTGTTGATATAAATTTATTTGGCTAGTGTCACTCAAATCTAAATCTACCATGTATTGTCTTGGATTCCACCCAATTAAATTAAAAGCTAATAAGTCGTTGTCTCTATTGAGATTGGCTGTTTGGGTGTCGTAGCTGTTGGCCAGCTGATCAGCTTTGGTTGCCAAGTTTTGCAATAGTCCTTGTTGTATGGAATCATAATTGCTCTTGTACCAATCTGTGTATTCAAATTTAAGTTTGGGCTGTATAATTGTAGACGCTTGCCAGTAACCGTTTTTGTAAAGAACAATATCACCTTTAGTGTATTTGGTGTTAGGTTTCCAATCAACCACATTGTTTTGATTTAATATAAAGCCTTGAGCGTTTAGTGTACCGTTCCACTGAGTGCTTGTGGCAGCCAACAACTTAAGACGACTTTGTCGTTCGGCGGTGGCAGTGTTGTAGACCAAATCGTTAAAGATTGTACGATTATCCAAGACAACCATGTTTTCATAATCAGTAAATTTTAACTGTAAGTAGCTAATGGTTTGACTGCCGCCGGGTTCTGGATTTAAAGTAAATGTATTGCCTTCGCGTTGTACAATTAAATTTCTAACATTGAATGCCTGGCGATTTTGATCCAACAACACATTTTCTGGTGTGTAGGTCACAATAGAATCTACCACTGCGCCAGCCTTAAAGGAAATAACCTGGTTGGCAGATGGGTTTAGATTGATAATAGTTCCGGTGGCCCAGCCTTGATTAGCAAAGTATATGAATTCCTGGGCCATCTGTATCCAGTTTAAGGTGTAGCCATTTTCTCGAGCAGCAAATGTAAGACCCTGGTCAACTAGATATTGGCCATAACTCAATAAGAAATCAACCACACTGGTCAAGTTAGTAAAGGTATACCCATACGGTATCTGTACTGTTCGATTAGAATACTGTTTAGGAACCGTTACTGATATATTGCCGCCTGTTAGAGTTTGTGTAAGTCCAGTAATTTGACTTTCTAAAATTGAAAAATAAGGATCTGTGGTGCTGTATCCATATACACTGTATCCGCCGTCGACTACCTCAACAATCACAGCACTGTAGTTTATTCTATTGAACGGCTGATTTTTGTATAACAATAAATTGTAACTCTCAGGAGGAATCAGCAAACTGCTATTTTGGCTGTTGGGGCTACTTTTTTCCAAGTACATAGACAAGTTTTGTTGCGCAATAAACGATGCGGCACGGTAGCACAAACGCACATCTAGATTAGCCAGATCCGTAGTCAATGCATCAGTGCTGTTGATACCTAACTGCTGATTGTAGTCAACGATCCAGTTAATATAACTGGCCTTGCTAACACCGTTGCCATAGACTTGAATATTTTGTGGCTGTATTCTATAACGGCCATCGTAAAGATATTGGTCAAATTCGGCATTGTATTTGTATAGGTCGCGATCGGCAAATAAACTAAAGAACTCGGCCGGGCGTGTTAATATTAACAAACGCATAACAGCAAATGGATAACTAGAACTCGACCACCACGAAGCTTCCACCGGGCCGCCATCGCCTACTTGCCAACTCTTGACAAATCCTTGTGGATTATATGCGCCCATTACACTATAGAATGGTGGCAATAACTGACCTTGGCTGTCAACTGGAATTACATCAGTTAATCCTGATCGTATATACTTGGGATCTATATAAGGTGCAACAGGATCCTTGATCAAGCCTGCGGCTAGGTCTTCCCACAGCACCAAGTTGTCACTGGTGTATGGTACTGGACCATAGGTATTTTCCCACCATTCGGGCTGTTCGCTTAGGCCCAGCATTTCCCATGGTGTAAGATTTGGAGTTAAGGTATCATAGAAATAACGATAAATTCCGCGCCAAGCACCCAGCAACGGTTTTTGATCTAGTCTGTTGCCAGCTTGACTGTAGTTGTAGGTAAACTCATTGTCAGCAATGTAAGTCTGCTGAGTATAGTCTAACTTGTTGGCGCCCACCCAAGCTAAGAAATTTTCACCTAGAATCTGATTGACCTCGGCCTGTGTATAATCTGTAGAACGGAAATACCCAGGAATTACATCCTCAGCTACTAGCGGCGGAGGGTTGCCATCATTTTTAAGATTGCTAAAAATACGTTGTTCAAATTCTAATAATACTTGATCTCGTATGTCGCCAAAGGCCACAGTGATCGAACCGTCGTGTCCTTGTATTACTGGAGTAGGATTTACATAATCCTCATCTAAAAAAATCTTGGGTTCATATTTAGGATACAGTCCTAGTTTGGTGGGTGTATTGGGAACAAAGTTTCCAGCGGTGTCGGAGTATTCATTGATAGTAACCACATCACCCACTGCTAAAGGCACTAGTATGGTTAACGTAGCACTTTCCGTGCTGACTGTGTATCCATAATCACGGGTCAATAATACATCGTTAACATAGACACATAGACCCAGATAATTTGATTCAGTAAAGTTGTAAGTCTGTACTGTGTTAAATCTGCTGGTGGTTATTGGATTGACTGTGTAACTGTTTGAAGTAAACACTGTGCCTGTGGGCAACATGTCGCTCCAGTAGAACGGGTTTAGATCAGTTCTGCCTAGAGTTATTTGAGCAATACTGGCATCTAGTAATTCAGCCACAGTCCAATTATCGTAGTCGGCAATACCAAATGTGGTTACAGCGTTTAACAACTGTGATTTAAATTTAATATATTCTGTGCTGTTGTAGGCCAACGATGCAAAAATATTATAACTTTCATCGCGCATGAAGTAACCAGGCAAGGTCAGTGGCGAGCTTTGTTGTAATATTTGTAAACCGTAAGGAACAATATTGCCAAGGTCACGAGTATTGTTTGCACCAATGGCCGGGCCCTGTAATGCTATTAAATTTTCCGCAAGTCCAACATAATGATTGCGTATAGTACCCAATGTAAATTCTTTGCTGTTGTCATTTAGCGGATTATTTTCTAAGTTAGTAGGGACTTCATAAAATCCTGCAACACTGACTTGATCGCTGAGCACTGTTACTTCAATCAAATCTCCGGGCACATAAGTGGTCAGCAAATTGATTGTGGTTGTGTTGGTGCCTACTGTGTATTGATAGTTATAGGCTTCTTGGAAAGTACCGTTGGCATATATTTGCACAGCTGGTACTGTGGTATTGGCATTGACAGCTACGTCCAATAAGAGCGGGCTTCCATCATAGGTAAACTGAAACTGCTGACGAACCAGGCTAGGAGTAACTGCGGTTTGCCAACCAATTTCTCTTTCAAACGTAACTCTGGTGCTGTACTGACGCACAAAACCAGTGCTGAGAGCAACTGTTTGTCCTACGCTGTTTATAGTGTAGTTAAACGAATCTTTGTAAAAATTATTATCAAAAACAATGTCACCAATGTTGGTTAGACTTAGATAGGTCAACGGAAATCCTAAAACCAGATCGGGTTCGGCATCGCCTATGGCATAACTGAATAATGGACTACCTGTAAAGTTTGAACTAGGATAGATAGCACGATTGCCAAAGCTACTGCCATTTTCATCATAGATGTCAAACAACGGAGGTTGATTTACGCTGATTTTTTTCTGTGCTTCAATCCATGCCACACCATCATAGTAGTATGACAATCCTTGTTCGGTATTGCCACTTAAGATAACTGTTGTTTGGTCTACCAATGCTGTTGCAACTGGAGTCAGTACAATTACAGGCACATCTACAATAGTAGAATCTTCAGCGTTAGTATTAGTGACAACAAATTGAACTTCATACACTGTTCTGCGCACTTCTAGATCTGTGTCGGCGGCAAAAATAATTCTGCTTCCAGTAATTAGGTTGTAGCCATCTACTCCGTATCCTAGTGATCCGTTGATGTTGCTTAATGCGTCAGTCTGCACAAAATCGATAATGTCTACAGGTCCTACCCCCTGAGTACCAAAGTCAAATAATCGTGTACCAGCACGATATTCTAGGATCGGTCTACGGGCGCGGAACAAATTGTTTACCACAGGAGCTGTGTTATTATATTCAGCGCTGGCAGTAATCACATCAATATGGAACCAACGATTACTACGTGTCCAAGCATTAAGATCCGGACTAGCACGGTTAATGGTCAAATAATCTGGAACTGTGGGTTGATTTAAATTTCCATCAAAGTTGTCAGAATCGTATGGCGTAGTGTCGTAAGGAATTGTTGCACTATTGGTATAGGTCTCAGGAGTTACAAAATCAGTAACTGCTAATAATTTTATAGCTGTTCCTACTCCTTCTACATAATATTCATTGTTTTGATATGACGTAGGATACACATTGCCACGGAATACTACTTTCATGCCATTGGTAAAAGTCACTCCGTTGGGGCTGGTGTAAGTTGTCGATCCAATGATGGTATCAACGTCAATTGTAGTTGACACGTCAATATCAACTAAGTTAATTCGTCCTACTATTTCTGGGTCTGTGCCATCTTGGTAAAACAACACATTTTTGTCGGCAGTCAGCAACGGAATTTGTTCAAAAAAACCATCTGCATTTTTATACCAACCGGTACTAGAATACTCAGTGCCAAATCCAACTGTAAATTTATTATTAAGATCTACGTTCTCTACAAATTGTAATGACATGTAGATGTCGCCACTACCTTCAGCAGTTAGATACTGTATGCGCCATACACTATACTGCGTGGCTTGATCTGTGATAGGAGTAGTTTGAGAAAAGCTAGTAGAATCAAATGATCCTGTGCCGCTTTGCACATTGCCAACATTAAGTAACGGATCAAAAAATGTAGTCTCTTGCCACCCACCAGTTTCAGGATCTGAATTTTGAGTAATAAAAACTACAGTACGATTTTCTAAATTTGTAATGCCATCAATACCATTAGTATTGGCTTCAAAGAATGGTTCTAAAAATTGATTGTTGATTTGATCAAACTGTAATGTAGTAACCAAATCCACGGTACCAATACTAGGCATGTTGTAATAAAAATTCTGTGCGTCAGCCAAAGGTACATTAAACGTAACTGTTCCAAGGTCTTCGCCGTTGTTTTCCACTCCTAACACATCTCTACTGCTGATGTTAGGTGTAGCAATTACCCGACCGTTGACTCCAGGATCAGATTGTATAAAAAATCCAGGACCAGTACCAGGCGTACCATCTATGATATTAATCTGGCCGCGTAGATTTAATTGTACATCATTACAGTAAAATAATGTGTCGGGAGCATCTTGTGGTACTGTGAATGTAATTAGGCCAGTGCCGGCGCCATTATTGAATACCCCATCTGAGTATACATTGGTTGTACCTAAACTAAGTTCTGTTTTAAAATAAAATGCCCAAGGAAACGATTGTGATAGATTAAACACATAGGTATTGCCGCGAGTCAATGTTAATGTAGGGTTTGGGTAAAAATCTATATTCCAACTGCTGGTATCGTTGTTGGTTACACGAAAGTTTACAGTTTCTGATTGATTCTGGGCCACATTAAAAGTATAACTACCACCGCGCACCAAAGTAATTGCTGGATTCTCTCCGGTAACCCCTGAGAACGTATAAACTCCATTGGCTCTAGTAACTGTAAAACTATCAGTAAGCGGAATATCCGTGGCTGATACATCCACTGCTAGTGGACCTCCGGGTACCCAATAATATTGTGCATAGTTTACAAACTTATCAAAATCAACAAATGGATCCCAGGTGTAATAGTCACTGGTATAAAGTCTATCAGCATTGTTGGTAAACGCACCTTGTAATTGCAATGCATCATTGATGCCAGGATAGGTTATTGCATCTATAACCTTCCTACTGTCTGCTGGATCAATTTGTACTACGCCTGGTTCTAATTGATAGTCTGTACGAACTTTTGTAGGTTCAATAACATACTTGTCGTTGGCATTAACTCCAGGGCCAATTCTACGGCCAATAAATCCTTGTGTTTGTGTGTATTCAGGATTTTGGACCAGTTGATCCAGTGTAGCCGACAGAAATTGTTTGTTTATCGGAGTTTGAAATATTTCTGGCAGGAATTCTACACTGCGAATTTGTTTCATTAAATTACTCCACTGCCCGGAGCAGTCTGTAAGTTAGTGCTGGTCAAGGCAGTAATAACCTCTATGTCATTTACTGTAGCTCCATTAACAAAAATTTGATTGGGGGCTGATCTAATTTCGTACAGGTCACCAAAACTCTTTTGTGAGTCTAACGGAACCAATACCACACTGCTGACTACGTCAGAATTATTTTGGTGTATGTAGGACGCAAGTTCACTGAAGAAAAAAGTATCACCAAAATTCCAAGTGTCAAGATTAAAGTAAGTGTTCATGCTAGTCACTACTAAATTTTTAATAGTACTAACACTGGCTGTACTACCATATGCTCGGATAACTTTGATTGTGGCTCTCAATGCTGGTTCAGCTTTTTGTCCAAACAATGGTTGGAAATCTACTGAGTTAACAATCATGTTGTCAGATATCATCTTGTAATTTTGTAGGCCTTGGTAAGCAGTATTTAACTCATCTATAGTTGGCACTGATGGTTCTGTTACTGTGCCGGTGGTGTCTTGCAACCAATTGATATAGGCAGTATAATAAGCATTGGTAACCACATACACATCAATAATGTTGGTGGAGCCAGGATCAATTCTGCTGGTCAACGGACTGTTATGACGATACTGAAAGTATAGATCTTGACGTCCTACGCGAGCAATGTAATTGTAAGTTACTGTCAATGTGGGATTGCCTAGGCTGTTTACCCCCAGGATGTAAAATGTTCCGGCACTGTAATCAATGTTTGAAATGGATCCGGTAGGATTGTAGGCATAAAATACCTGGCCAGTTACATACTGTGATTGCACTGCCTGTATGTCTGCCAAGGTTGCATAGTCGCTGTTGACTATACCTGCTTCAATTAAGAGATAACGTTGTAAATTATCAAAGTCTACAGTGGCCTGGAAGAATACTAATTTTTGATTTGCCTCAACGTCGGGGGATACAATTTCGTCAAAAAAGTCTGGATTAACTGGTGCCAAGTCTCCGCCACTTCTGTCAAAACTAACCACAACTTGGAAGTCGTCTACTAGACCATCGCTAAGAACTGGTTGATCGATAATGGTCAACACATTGTCTGCACCCATTGGGGTAGAATTGTCGGGTTGGCTATTGACCTTTAACACATTGATGTAATCGCGAATTACTGTGCCAGTTCGGCTGTCGTAGATAGGATCGCTGGTGTAGTAGAAAAATCTGGTTTGCAGCACACTACCAAAGTAGTATTCTAATGATCGCGAAACTACAGTATATGTTGAACCATTGAATGTGGCCTGTATTAACCAACTGGCATCAAGGTTGGCACCAGATGTGTTTTGTGCCTCTGCTTGACTCCAATTTGCATCTACCGCAAGATTGCTAGAAGTAATCACATACCAAGTATCAGTGAGATTGTTATAGCCTAGACCAAAGTTTTGATTCAGTGCAATTTGGGCAACCACAGTTTGCTGTACGCTGGTAGGAATATCTGTAGTAAACACTGGAATTACCTGTACAGGAATTGCGCCAGTGGGCACGTAGTTGTTTAACACCACCGGACCAACTCCCGATGGCAAATTTCCAAGACCCTGTGCTGTTCCTGCTAGATACACTGCTGTGGGGCTGGCCCAGATTGTGAGCTTTTCATCTGGCTGAGTGGGTGTACCAACTGCTAATCTATTAGTAGCAGTAAAATAATATCCCGTAGGCGCCGCAAACTCAACCAGACTGCCTTCGGTGATGTACTTGCCACTATTGCTGGCAAAGGCTCCGATTGATACTGGATTGCCTAACTCATTTTCAAAAAAACCTGTAGTCTCATTAGTAATTGATGTGCTTTGATGCCAAGTATAGTTTAGTACTGCTAGATTAGGACGTGTAAAATTGGCATAGTAAAATTGTTGCAGTCCTGCCCTTAGAGCCAATGGAGTGATCTGATTGATCACTGCATCGCTGATGTCGTTACTGGTCAGCCAACTGAATTGAAAACTATACAGGTTGTTGGATTCGTACAGGGCACCATCACTGGCAAAAATGTTGGTACTGGAATATTTTCCTGTACCATCTACTAGATCAAGATATCGACTGGTTCCAATGCTGGCACGGTTAACGGCAGTGCTTTTGAGAATGCTGTTGTATTGTGTAAACGGAAAGTTGGTATAGTCTTCACCGTTGACCATGCGATTTTGTGTATAGTATTGAGCTGGAGCACGTTGTTTAATTTCGGTAATAGTCTCACGTGCCTGGGCGTTGGTCACCGGCTCAGTAATGCCACAGGTAAATGTTAATGTTTCAATTTGTCCTGTACGACTTACGTAGCTAATAGGTATACTAACGCTTTGCATTTCTATAGGATTGATAATGTAGGTCAATCCATTACTGGCTCGTACATAAGTACGGAACGTTCCCACTGGTATTGTACTGAAAATACCATCACCAAAGTTTAAAGTAATTTGATCATTGGTCCTGCTGCTCACGCTGTAAATATCTCTTGTGCCTGGCGCTAGTTGTTCTACTGCGGCCGCAAACACGCTTTGAACTCGCTCCCAGAAGCCAGCAACATTGCCCAGATTGTCTAGTTGATACAACCAGACGTCGGTGTTGTTAACTCCTTCAATGTTGATCTCCACAGCACGATTGTTAATGCGCTCGGGCAAATTAAAATCTTGATTTTGTAGTACGCCTTGTTTGAACAAGAAGAAAAATCCTGTGTTGTCACTAAGGAATCCTTGTTGGTCGTTGCGAAACAGCATGTTAAACTGTCCGTTGGGCAAGGGTGGCGGTTCATAAACAAAGTCTGCGCCAGCTGAGGTAGCATTGACCACTTCAAAAGGCATGTTGACAGTGTCTACTGTGGCAGTGTACGGAATCACTGGCAGATAACCCGGAACTAGATTGATAGTATACTCTTGAGTATCTACACCTAAAATTGTTTGTCGGCTACCTGGAATACCAAATTTCTGTGCATTGGTAAGACTAGCATTGATAATTGTAATGAACTGTTCTTGCCAGTCAAGGTTAGTAGGGTCTGCCCAGTTGACTGTAAGATTTGCTAGGTTAATGCCGTTGTAGTCTGTGAGATTTTCTGTGGTACTAACAGAAAATACTTTAAGGTAACCCGATGCTTCTGTATTGCGCTTGGCTGTGTAACTGACTAAATTTGCAAGTTTAACAACACTGTCTCTGCGTTCTGCGGTGTCTAGATAGTTTTCTCTGGTGTTTAAATCTGTGCGGAATGCCAAACTTTGACCCATGAATGCCATGACATCCAACAAGGCAATAAACTCACTTGATTCAATGTAATCGTTAAATGTTTCTGGATAATACAGGCGCAAATAGTCTACAAAACTCTTGCGTAGGGTTTCAAAATCATAGCTTTGAAAGTCGGCTTCGCGGTAGGCTTGATAGATTCTTTTCCAATCTTCAACACCAAAAATCACGGTTTGTCTAGAGGTTGTGGCCATATATATTTCCAGTTCTAATATTTAGCTTGTTAATAAACTGGGTAGTTAAACGTAAGTGGCTGTGCGTTGTTGTTGGTCAAAAAACAGGCTTAATTGTTGTGCTGTAGTACTGGGCACTACTGCCAATCCTAGTTGTATTAACATACCATTTTGTTGTGGAAATACCTGTACACCGCTGACAAACACTCTGGGATCGCCGGCACAGACACGTTGTATTTCTGTGTAGATGGCCGTTTGTGTTTCTGGTGTTTGATTTTCAAACAGGTAGTTCCAGATCACTGTGCCATATCCAGGACGACCTACCAGCTCACCTTGCTGTATGTTAAAGGCATTGAGCAGGTCAATTTTGATAAGATCAAAATCCACGGCTGTGAATTTTTTATTTTGACCTATAGTGTTGAATCCAATAAATGTAGGCATTTTGTATTTAACCTATTTGATTTACTGAGGATCTTGCTGTGGCCAATAGATTGTTGGCTTGACTCTGTGCTTGATTAGCTAGTCCTTGCGCTTGATTAGCTAGTCCTGTAGCTTGTCCTTGTAACCCTTGTAACATGCTTTGAGCTTTGCTAATATCAAGTGCGGCACCAATACTGGCCGAGCCGGGTAAATCTGCGCCAAAACTAGGAACGGATATTTTTTTACTGCCAAGTATTTTTGTAAATGCTGCATCAACACTGGCACGATTTACTGTGTTGGCAAATCCTGCGGCCTTTTGCACGTTTGATACAAGACTGTCGCCTTGAGCAATCACTGAATCAATTTGTCCTTGAGCTTGGCCAAGTAGGGCTGTGGCCTGCCCTTGTAGTTGTCCGGCTAATGCTGTGGCTTGTCCTTGTAGTTGTCCGGCTAATGCTGTGGCCTGGCCAGCAAGTCTTCCTTGTAGTTGTCCGGCCAATGCCGAGACATTGGGCAATTTAGATGTTAGATCACCAACACTAAGATTAGATAATTTGTTTAATCCACTAGTCAATGTGCTAGACGCTGAGGCGGCAAACTGACTGGCTTTGCCCAAGGCATCCATAGCAGTTTTTACCGATGCCAAATTAGGAGTTATGCCGGATGCAAGTGAGCCTAACCCTAGTGAGAAGGCGCCTGCCAACTCGGTTTGCGGCCGACCTTGTATGCTAACTAAATTAGAAGTAACATTAGTCACAGGAGGTAAATCACTGGCCCATTGTGCTGTAAGTTCTGTTCCGTATTGGCTAGAATTTGTAACCAATGCTGCTATTTGACCGTTTACACTGTTGGTTATTGTTGTTGTTGCGTTGGTTAATGCTGGATTGTTCTCCCCGGTGTAAACGGTGCCTACTACCGCTGATACAGATTGAGCCGCTGGGGTTTTAATCACACCGGCAGCTTGTAAACTATTATATCCGTTTTGCATTAACCTTGCTTGGGCATCGTTTTGCGCAGATGTACTATTTAAAAAATCAGTAAGAGAAAAAATTCCATTTAGCCCAGTCCAAATAGCTGGAGCATTAAGCACACTTGTCAATGTGCCAGGGCCGTTTTGTATAAATTGTTGCCAAGTACCAGGTTTGACATAGCCGGCTATTTCTAATTGTTGGCAACTAAATCCATATTGGCCAACTCCAGTTTCGTTAGTAGCAACGGTTGGCGCTTGATCTACATTATTGGCCACTTGAGCCATGAGTGCTTGTGTTTGATTGCTAGTTAAAGATCCTATGGCTGGGGCAGTAAATCCTGTGCCAGCAATGGCTGCTATGTTGGCTTGTGTTACAGGATTGGTTAACGGTGTATCAATCAAAGACGGAATGCTAGCAACCGTGGGCAGGCCGTTGATAATAGACAAGATTACAAGGTCGTCAACTCCAGCAGTGCCTCGATCTAACCGGCTAAGATCAAACTTAGCCACTGAGGACGTGGTTCCACTGATACTTTGCCCTGGCTCAAACCCTACTAGTGCACCCGCGGCCACTTGACTATAAAATGTATAGTCGGCTTGATCCTGTGTAGTGCCAGCAGGGGCCTGCATGGTAAAAGTTGCACCAGATGGCAAAGTATATTTGAATTGGCTCATGCTCTTCCTATAGTCCTATCTAATGCAAGCCGAGCCTCATTGTAGGCCGCTAAAGCAGCGTCGGTTCGTGGATCCAATCGACCAAACTCTGCTACAGCCTTTTCATATTCGTTCTGT